CCAAAGAAGTACACCCAATTCAAAGAAGATATGACTGAGCTTACCAAGGATATTACCTTCGTACCTACTGACAAGCTCATATACGCTCAGATAACCTTTTATGTAGCAATCCCCAAGTCTTGGTCTAAGAAGAAGAAAGCAGCCAAGGATGGGAAGTTCTGTGACAATAACGCAGACATCGATAACTATTGTAAAGCTATTCTAGATTCACTGGAAGGTGTGTACTTTGAGAATGACAAGCAGGTGGCTATGATACGAGCAATGAAGTATTACTCAGCCACTCCCCGTATTGAATACACACAAACGGAGCTTGGACATGAACAAAGAACAGATATGTGAGACCTTAGCAGAAGACTACGCAGACAGGGTAGCTAAAAGTGGCAAGAACTATGATGATGCTTATGAACATTACCTGAGCAGATGCCTGAAACGCAAGTATGAGGAACTAAAAAGCCAGCTTGTTTCGGCTGGCTTAGATAAGTCTGGGTTTCTGTTCAGTGACCGTTAGAACTTAACATCCAGACTTAGAGGGTCTACATCAGCTCTGGAAGCTATGACATCATTAACAATGTCTAAGCGTTCCTGAAGTATGACAGCCTGAGCTTCATCACCTTTCTTAATTTCAGTTCCTAACTGGGCAGCCAGTGTCTCTAAATCAGCATCTTCCATCTGGAAAGCTTGTGACTTTAATGCTTCGTTAGGGTTAGTGGCGTCTATTCTTAAGTCACCCTGTGAGTTACGATTACCTTGTAAACCTCTAGCACCTTTACGTGCTGCTTTACTTACTGCTCTTCCGAATCCCATATATTACTCCTGTGTTTAGTTAAACCAGCTAGAAAAGTCTACTTCTTTAGCTTTTGCTTGTTTCAATTCTGAACCATCCATATCACCTGTACCAATCTCATGAGTATCCCAGTAAGAATCTTCATTATCAACAGTCCAGAAGTTCTGACCTTCTAACTTATGGTAACCATTCTGATTTTCAGATTTCACTTCTGGCGCAGTCTCTGGTTTTTCTTCAGGTTGCTCAATGCCATCAGGTTGGTATAAATCAACCTTCTCTTTCGGTCCTTCGATGAAGTCACCTTGTGAGTTACGGTCACCACTTAACATTCTGTCAGCAATAACTGCACCTGTTAAAGTACCAGCAGTAGCTAGCTCTTTATTACGGTCAGTTAAACCAAACTTTCTAGTCTCACCATTATCAGTCTTAGCTACTTGACGTTCACCTTTATGCTTAATAGGTAAACCACCTTTAGTAGGTTCACCAACTACTTCTCCAGACTTAGTACCTCGTTTATCAGGTAAGTTCTTCTTGGTCATCTTCGGGGTAAACATACCCTTAGTACCTTTAACTATATCTTTAGGGTTCTTCTTAACGACACCAGCTAGAGCTAAAGCAGCTTCAGGTGGAATACCTAGCTTCTCAGCAGCAGACATAATCATATCACTTACACCTGTCTCACCTGGAATTATCTCAGAAGTAACACCACCGTTCTCCCACTCGTCCATTTGCTTCTCAGCAACCATAGTAGCTTGTTCATTAGGATTAGTATTAGTAGAAACTTGGTCAGTCTCTGACTTAGTAAAGTCTTCAGGTACCATATCTGATATTTGAGGAAACTCTAAAGCTATACCATGAGCTTCATCAACATCTAAACCCCAGTTCTCAGCAAAGGTTTCAAAGTCTCCTGAGATGGAAGCTTCTGTGTACTCTTCCATGAACTGTTCATTCATCTCATCTTGGTCTTTACTTATATCTTCTTCTAACATTGTATTCTCCATTTAATTAATCTTTAGATTGGTACTGCGCAAAACCAACACCACCAGTACTTATTCGTTCTAATGCTTCTTGCCATGTAATTCTGTCGTCAAACGCAGGTCCGATTACAATAGGTGTAAACTTCTTAGCTAACCACTTAAAGTAATGACTACCATCTTTATCTGAGATAGCAGGTCCATAAGGGTTGTCACCTTTAAGGGTAAACCATTGTTTATTCATCATACCTTCAATAGCTGTTTTAGGTAGTATAGCTCCTTTATTCATAAGGGTATGTCTAAAGTTAGTCACCCAGTGAATAGGTTCAACAATCTGCTTAGAGATTACCATGGTCTCACCACCACCTAAATCTAACTTACCTGTAATCCAGAACTTCATAAACTCATCAAAGTCAGGCTCAGGTGATTCAGGTCCTTCAAACATACCATTAGCTTGTGACAATGTCCACCATAAAGCAGTTGTCTGTATTCCAGCACGAGTAGTATAACCAGCATACATCTTCCAAGCAGCTAGTATTTCTGTAGCTTCTGGAGTACTCAGCTTAGGGTTCTTGTGGAACGCCTTCAACCAACCTTCGTTACTAAGAACTTTAGCTGCTCTCATTGACAAAGGTACAAGGTTACCAACAATCCTAAGGTTAGATACAGTCCAGTCAGGTGCAAACAATACAGCATTAAACCACTTTCTATTGTTAGCAGGCATTGCCGCAGCTATATGTGGAGCTATCTTACCTCTGATACTATGTGGATTCTTCTCAGCAAACTTATACAATCTAGAAGCAAAGCCATCCCAATCAAGTCCACCAAAAGCATCATTAGCAAAGACAGCTGCTTGTTGACTAGCACGGTCATACTTAACACCACGCTCCATTAGCTTCTGACGTTGTTGTAAGAAAGCAGCAACCTTAAATCTATCGTGTAGTTGAGACCAAGTAATATGGTCCATTGTTTTAAACACCTTAGCTGGTATGCTGTTCTCACCAGTATGTCTAGCAAGGAAGTCATCCATTTCCTTAGTACCTGGGTTAAGTGTCTGTCTAGTCTTAGTATCACCTACACCTAGTTTCCAACTAATAGCTTCTTCAACAATCTGTTGATAAGTACCAGTACCTAACTCAAGGTGAGACCAATCTAAATCAACTTCACTTCCATCTGGACGTTGAACCTTTAAACCTTTACCAACTTTACCTTTAGTATAAGAGCCACCTAAGCCTTTCAAAGCACCTGCAACACCCATAGTGTAAGAAAACGATAGTACTAGAGCTTGAGCATGGAATAACGAACCAAATACAGACAATCGTTTAAGACCATTACCAAACTTTAAAGCACTCTCAGCAAGGTCAGCAGCACTACCTTTTCTAATAGTCTTGAAATGACCATCAATTAGGTTCTTAACATTAGAGTGTGCTACATAACCTCTCAGTGAAGGATGATTAAAGTATTCATAGTTTGTAGCTTCTTCGCTAGTTAAACCTTTACCTGCTTTGTTATACCTCTTACTAAGCAGTGAAGCTTTTCCAGTTGTTAAAGCCTCCAGGTCTTCCTTACGCATCATTGCAGGTATCCGACCAGAGTCAAACTCTAGGTTGTACTCACGCAATGAATCAATCATTCTACGTCCATAAACAGCCTTAGTCATAGCTTTACTGTATATATCTAAAGCTATCACAGGGTCTAGGATTACGTTCATTTCAGGGAACTGTCTGTCAATCTCTTCAAGAGTACCCATCATAGTTCTACGTTCACCACTAGGTGTATGTGTACTACCATATTTAGTAACAAGCTTTTCCAAGAAGTCTTCATCAATCTCTTTACGGAAGATATGTGGAAAGTAGTTATACAAGAATGTACCTGTTTTATTCTTCTCAACCTTACCAAACTTAATACGAGATACATCTTTAGACTTGTTAAGTATCCCAGCATCAACAGCTTCATTACCGATGATGTTTAGCATAACTCTAACTTCGTCTCTAACTGATTGCATAGACTTGTCTTTAAACTTCATAGCACCATCACCTATCTCAAGAGACCTAACTAAAGCAGCTCTATCCTTAGGTGTTACAAAGACTTGGTCAACTCTTTCAAGTATGTTCTGCATCTTGTATTCAGTAATCTTAGCAAGTACAGCATGGTCAGCCGATTGTTCAGAGAAAGCACGTTTAGTAGCTATCACTGAAGCATTAAGTGACTTGTTTAAAGTAGTCATTAACTTAGCACCACCAAACTTACCAGCTATAGCACCTGCAGCTAGACCATAGAGACCTTCACCATCAGCACTAACTTCAGCAAGACCATAACCTACAGCACCTAAAGCAACTGCGGACTTAATAGGTGAGTCAGCTAAAGCACTAGCTATACGTCCAGGAGGTGGAGGAGTTGCCTCTTCTTCAGCAGCGACTGCCTTAGCTTGAGCTTCACTTGGACTATCCTGTTTAGATTGTTTAAACTTCTGGTCTGCCTTGTCTAATTCAGACTTAGCTAACCTAACAGCTTGAGCATCTAAGTCAACAGGTAAACCCTCAACTGAACCATTCTTCTTGATGTGGTCTAATACTAATACGCCCTTAGCTTTTTCTTTAGCTAGAACTAATGCCTCGTAAGCATCTCTGTTTTTAAGGGTGGCTATCTCTTTAGGTGTTAAACCTTTAATCGATACACCATTAACTTCACCTTCATCAGCAATTCTTTGTTTGATATTACGAAACTCTTTCTCAAGAGCTTGTCTATCTAAATACGTTATCATCTTACCTGTAGTAGGGTCAGGTACTGAGTAAGCAACACCACGTCCGCCTGTGTCTTTCACTTGTTTAACTTCTTGTGTATAACCAGAGTCTTCAAGGATAGTAGTCTTCTTAGCTTGAGCTGAGATATTAGCATCATCTTGCTTACTCACCATCTTAGCAGCTATGTCATTAAGACCTTTAAGGTTCTCCTGTGACGCTTGGAATACTTTATCAGTACCTGCTTTACCTAAGCGTTCACCTGTACTAGCTACTGAACCTGCTCCTACTGTAGCTACTTCATCCATAACACCAGCATTTCTAAGTTTAGAGCCAGTACCCATCAGACCAAGTCCACCTAACACACCGAAGACAGAGCCAAAAGTAGCACCTTGTTCAACATGATTATAGTTGACCTTACCTTCATCTAATAATGAGTAGGCAGCTTCATAACCACCACCTGATAAAGTACCAGCACTTACACCAGTACCTAAGTAAGCTAGATTTCTAAGAGCTTTAGGTTTAATCTTGTTTAATTTGTTATGTACTTTAGTTAGTATGCTTGTACCTTTACCTACCTTCCCAGTTAAACCGAAGAAACCTAGAATTGATAAAGGTATATCTTTAACTATCTCACCAGCAAGTAGACCAGCTAAGGCAGCAGGGCTATCCACAGCGAACTGCATTACTTCACTAATACCTGCTGCTTCACCTGCATCATTACCCCAAGCATCATTAAATGAGTTACCGTTGTCGAATAAAGTAGCATCACGGTCACCACCTAAAGTAGAGTGAACATAGTCCAAGTCTTCTTCAAGTAAACGCTTACGTTCTAGTACTTCCTCAAACTGAGTAGCTTCTTCTTCAGTGAAGTTACGCTCAGCACCTAAGTCTGTGTACGCTTGAATGACATTATTAAGCTCATTCAAACCGTAGTCCACAGCATTACGTTGGATGTACCATTTACGTTGGTCTTCCTCAGAGTAAAGCTCAGACAAAGCTTGTCCTGATAAACCACCTGTAGCCCACGCTTGTTGTCCTAAGTCAGTAGTTAAATCCTGATTAGACGAGAACATATTCCAGAAGTTAGTTTCCTCTGGTGCAAAGGCTTTCTTTATCGTTGCTTGTTGAGCAGCTTCAGCTGGATTGTATGACAGCATTATTAAGCACCGCCTGGCATAGTCTCATAAGGTTGTGTTTTAACTGGTTTATAATTGTATAATGTACCTTTAGCCCACGGAGGTCTAGGGTCAGCATTGTATTCTTCTTGTGAAATTGTAGGTTGAGCGCCTGTAACTGGAGGTACTTGTGTACCAGTCCTAGTGCCATTGCCTCTATCAACACCTTGAATAGAACTTAGAGGTCTACTCTGATTAGATGAACCACCTGGCATTTGACCTTTATTAAGACTCATAAAGTCAGTCTTACCTTGCTTAAGCTCAGCTGTTAATGAGGCAGCTAAACGACTAGCGGAGCCTTTAGCCATACCATCTTCTACTAGCCTGTTAATAACCAAAGTTACATCAGAAGCAGAACCAACAGATTCTAATTCTTCAGGTGTTATTTTACCTTTGAGCATACGCCCTGCCCACTCTTTAACAGTAGCAGGTTCTTGTTCTGTAACCCAGGCTTTACCTAGAGCTGACTTGCTTTTAGTAGAGTTAAGGTCTTGGTCACTCTTCTGAAGAGCGTTCAACGACTTATTAAACTCCATCCAAGCATCGACATTAACCGCTTTGATTGCATCAAGCGCTGCCTTTCTACCCTCAGAAGTATCGAAGTCAGCTCCTTTAACAATCTCCTCAACAGCTAATTTGTCAGCTTGTAGCTTTTCTTCTTCGTTCTGAACACCAAGCATACCACGTGCGCCTTGACCAACTAAATCAGTCGCAGGTTTGTAGTCTTCTTGGCTCATGTAGAACATTCCATTTGGTGTAAATGCCATAATTATCTCCTAAAAGTCCATGTAGTCATCGCCAGTAGGTGCCGTAGTACGGCTATCCCACGCCTTAGCTACATTACCAAACATACTAGCATTATTCATATAACGATTAGCTTGTGATGCTCCTCTAGCTTGAGCTGCATTACTAGCTACGTTAGCAGAGTTGTTAGCAACACTAGACATTCCTGTTCCAATACCTCTACCTGTCTCAGCATACTTCTGAGGCATCTGACCGATAGCTTCAGCTTGAGATAAGTCACTAGCAGACCTACCTCTATAAGTATCAATGTAACCTTGAGCTTGGTCTAAACCAGCGTACTGGGCTTGCAAGTCTTGCTGTTGCTGAGCATCCAATAGAGCGTTCATTTGCATACCACCGCCAGTAGAACCAAACATACCTTGACCTAGTAAACGCTTCTCCATAGTAAGTCTGTCTTCTGCTTGCTGTGGTGCGTATAAAGCTCGCTGTTGTTCATAGAACTTCTGACCAGCAGCCATGGGGTCTGCTTCCATCCCAGCAATGTACCCACGCTGGTCCTTGGCTCCCTGCATCGCAAGGTCATACTCGCTTTGCCATGGGGCTGATAACTCCAGATTAAGTTCTCTGCCATCTTGGTCAAACTTAGCTGAACCAAAGGCACCTTGGACATCCCAAGGTCTAGCCTCTTCTCGAGCTAACGCTGCTTCTCTAGATGCAGCATCTGAAGCTGCTCCTTGAGCTTTGGCTGCCTTCTTTGCTGAATAGAGACCTACTGCTGCTGAAGCGACAGCAGTCCAGAAAGGCTTGAACATCATTTTAGCAGCCCAGTGGTCTGCTCTTTTAAATAAGTTAAGTGGTGATATAAACATAGTCATTCTCCTTTTAAATTCCGTTATCTCTTCTGAGGGAACAAGTTGTTCCACCATTGTGTGAGGTGTTAGCGCCTGTAACTGAATGACCTTCCCATAAATAAAAGGAAGTTGAATCATCCCCTGTAAAAGTACCATCGCTCGTAACCATACGATACCCTTTATGTAGCACTACATCCCAGCGTGTATCGCTACCTGGACCTACACTATACGAAGAAGACTTAATAGCAGCAACATAAGTACTCTTTAGTTGAGCAATAGCGTTTTCTAAGTTCTGGGAATCAGGTGCTAAACCAAAACTATAAAGCGTAGTCTCTGATGAATAATCTCCAACCCCCCAAACCTTGGTACTTCCAAAGTAAACCTCGCCTACCGCAGAAGGAGAGCTTACAGTAGACCCATTACTCTCTATCGTATGAGTGTACCAGTTTAAAGAAGTACCATTGAAAGTTATTGACATTATGTTGTACTAATAGTTAATGTTGTTCCTGCCAACGAAGCCTTTACACCACCAAGTGTAGAAGATGTCGCAGCAGGTAAAGTGTAAGTAGTTATACCAGCAGCCACAGCAGCAGCAGCAGTAGTTACAAATGCTGTTGTAGCTAAAGTAGTTGTATTATTACCAGCGGTAGCGGTAGTAGCTGAACTTGTACCAGCTATGGTTAAATTGTTAACAGCAAAAGACTCACTCGCTGAGCCATTAATGTCAGCCTTAGTGTTAACTGCTGTCTGTACAGCTGAGAACTCTGTGTTAAAGTCAGCACCTGAGATTACCTTGGCTGCATCTGAATCTGATAAGGCATCTTTACCTGACCACGGTACTACTAATGTATAGTTACTCATCGTATCTTTCCTTGTTTATATAATAATGTCATATCTTGAAGAGAGGCTGCATAGCCATTAGTTTCAGCGCTCATCTCAATCTGTAAGTATTTAGCACTACCTGTTAGTGGTATATTGTATTCCTTTAATCCATACAGAGGTGCATACTTAGCGGCACCATACAGTGAAGTAGAGGCACCATACAATGAAGGTGTACCTGAAGATGCTGGGTTCAGTAGAAATGAAGTAGTCTTAGAAGGGTCAACTCCAAAGTCCTTGTACCATTTAACACCAATAGTTGTACCTGAACCACCACTAATAACAGCTTTCATCTTCTTAAGGAGTGAAGCTATTACTGAATCACCTAAGTCAATCCAGATAGTTTTGAAAGTACCAGTATAAGAAGACGTAGTATAAGTACCTCCACTAATGTAGTCCTTATCTAAGTAACCTTCGTATGTAGCTACTGAGCCTTGATGTTGTCCTACTAAGAAGCCTTTAGTACGTGTGTAAACCATAGCTGAAGGATTCCTACTAGCATCAAAGTGCCACGTAGTAATACGGGGTGTCTTACTAGGTGTCCAGTGTTTCATATCAAACACATAAGTAATGTTCAAATCAACAAATGACATTACGAATACACCTTCATCCTCAACATAGCACGATTTGACATTAGTGCTTTGAGAGATGTTTCTAATAAGTGTATCTTTAATAGTAGCTGAGTAGTCCTGTAACGGTACCTTGTCTACTTGTGTTGTTCTATTTAATGAGCGTAAGCCGGTAGATGATAAGAATAGTAAGTCATCACCCACAGCTTGAATTGAATCTCTTGATACACACCCTACACCTCTAATGACTTCGTCTAATATCATAGTACTAGGGTCTGTTGGTCCATTGTAGATAACAATGTTACTCTTACCGAATATAACTAACTTACCATAGAAGGGCTGAATAGCTACAATGTCATCTGTTCCCCAAACTGTCTTTAAGTCTAGAGCGCCTGCAGCACCTGAGCCCCACTTATGAGCATTTAGTGTATCGGAGTAATAAACAACATCCTTTTCTTCAGCGATACCCCCTGCCCATAGTCTTCCATAATATCCCATTCCACAGCTTGGATTGAAAGTAGTAACTCCAGCAGGTGCGTTATAACCAGAAGATGAAGGTAATGCTGTCCAAGTAGTACCATCTAGCTCTACTGGAGTATGCCCCTCTTGAACACAATACAACTCACGATTGAAGTTAATTATCTGCCAGTCAGAAGCTGAACCCCCAGTAGCAAAAGCACCAGTCCAAGGTGCGTTAGGTGCATTAAAGTCTACTGTGTACATATTAGTACCCACAGCCGCAACTACAACACCAGCCCCATTTTCAGCAATAGCACCAACTTTAGCAGTTGTCTTTAATATATTCTGTCTAAGACCTTTTCTAAATGATATACGCCCTGACTCTCTAAGTACAATGTTATCAGCAGTAGCTAACCAGCTCGCATCAAGAGCAGCATGATTAGATTGTACGTTAAGCCCATTGACACCAATGTTATCTAAAGGTTTATATGATAACTGCTTAGCCATTATGCAATGTACCAGTCAGATTCATATTGAGTATTACCACTGTCAAGGATGATAGCCTGGTTCATAGCATCAGCTACTTCAGCAGCGACTACACTTGTTTGTGTACCACCATCTTCACCACGCTCAGCAATAGCTCTAGCCCACGCACCTAGTACAACAGGTCTTTCTGGAACCTTAAGTGTAGTAGCTGCAAGCTTCAATTCGTTTTGATACTTTACAATATCAAACGCAATAGTATGAACTTTATCAGGTTTAGGCTCAAAGTCAACCTTCAAGTTGTTTGAGCTGTCGGTACCATTAAAAGCATAGTACTGAGGGTCACCTGAGTTATCACTAGGATATTTAAATGAGTTAAGATGCGTAAGACTAAGCTGTCTAAGGTGTGTACCTTGAGCTTGATTTATAACGTCAAGTATCTTAATCTCTTGACCAGACAATAAGTTATAGTTACGAGTACCACTTATGGTAGGTACGTCAACAGTCTCACGTAGTACAAGCCAGTCATGGTAAGATTCGATGTTACGTTTCGAGTCGTTAATCAGTGAGCCAATAACCTTTTGATAGTCAGTTACTGTTGTGCTATCATTGATATTACCCGACCAGTCGGTAGCAATGGTTTCTTCTCTCAACCTGATTAGGACTTCATTGATAAGTTCTCTAAAGGTCATTAGGTTCTCCGTTTGGTTGCATTATAATACAAAAACTGTAGTTAAATCAATTACTTATCAGTCTTTTTCTTAGCTGT